TTAATATTCCAAACATAATACATTTTCCAAGCAGGTATCCCAGGAATGGAATCAGCACAAGCCCGCAACCCACGGCGATCACGGTATGAAATGTTGCTGTCCAATCCATTACTTTTTCCTTCTTATGGATACCTTCTTGTTTGTTTGTTTCTGGGATTCGGTCTTCTCCCATTCCTTGGTCAAGTCCCTGGGAACGGATGGTCCGGCAAAATACTGCTGACCATGAAGGCGGACAAGGTTTTCCAGGGCTGTCTTTTTCTGATCGATTGCTCGGACCGCGGCCATTGCCATGTCATATTCGTACTTGGCATTCAGGAATTGATCTATGGCATCCTTGTATTCCGGCTGGATAATAATGGTGTTGGAGACAATGGTCTCTGTCAGTTTCCCCAACCCATAGTTATCCGGGAATGCTCTGATATCCCTGTCCAGCTGGGCTTTGACCACATCCAGGTCTTCCTTGGCATGGTCCATGTCCAGTTTGGCTTGTGCTGCGTGTTTTCCATATTTGGACATCAGGGATGGTTGCTTGAGCCATTCCACATCTAATCCTTGTTCGTCAATACTTGTGTCTTTTTCGTAGTCCATTTTTATTCCCTCCTTTATTATATTATGCCGATTCAGGGCCTGGTTTATTAGATTTTAAAATGGAACATTCAATCCCTCTTCACCACAGACTACAGAATAACAAGCCAGCACAACCCCTGGGAATCCGATATCATACATAGGTTCCCGGAACTCCTCCATGATCAATCCAGCTTGAGCATTCTCCCCTTTCAGTAGAACCGCCGAGCAATATCCCAACACCAGCCGTCTGATTCCCTCTGCATCCTGGTCTTTCAACTCAGACAGGATATTAGAGACCTTCTTCCAACCATCCCCTCCAATGATCGCCCTGCACAGCTCAATCGCCTGGACAGAATCTTCCTGGGCTTTTTCAGCAACCCGCATCCGGGCGTCCGGTTCTGTGGATAATACCTGATCCAGGATTTGAAGGGCGTTCCGAGGATGTCCCTGGGCGGATTCTATAATGGCTTCATATACCGGCTTGAGCAGTTTTTCGTTTTCCGCTTTGACAACCCGCATCAGTAGTTTACGCATCTCCCCTGGCTTCAGCTGTTCAACCTTGAACTGACTGCACCGGCCTCGGATGGTTGGCAACAGCTTCTGAGGGTCAGTGGTGCAGAGGATATAATACACATGCCTGGGCGTATCTTCCAAGGCTTTCAGCAAGGCGTTTTGTGCATCCCGGCTCAGTTGATGACACTCATCGATCAACCATACCTTGCACGGTCCTTCCAGCGGCATGAACTGGCTTTGTTTACGAATCTCCCGGATGGAATCAATGCCCCGGAAATCAGCTGAATCTATTTCCCGGTAATCGGCGCCCTTGCAACAAACTTCATTTGCAATGATCCGGCCGATGGTTGTTTTCCCACATCCAGTAGGTCCGTGAAGTAAGTAGGATTTCGGGTGATCTTTCTTTGCTAAAGCGGCCGTCAATCCTTCAATCAGATCTTCATTGCCCTGTATCTCTGAAAGAGACTTCGGGCGGTATTTCAAGTACAGTGTCATCTCTTCCCCCAAACGTGTATTTCTTGGTTAATGATATGATCTCGCTTTAATATCCCTAAAAAGACGTAACCGGCATCAGCAAGCTGGTGATCCTTATCGACGGTATAACTGCAAATTAAATCGGATTGGTATTCAGCCCTGCCTTCTTTTGGACCTGTTTTATCAAGCAGTTCTTCCATGTCACTCCAAGGAATATCTATTCCAATTACACTCATTTTACAACCTCCGGTAATTTATATGCTTCTTTCATATTCCATGATCCGTCAACCGGACAAAGATCCGCTTCCACGTCCAATGGTGTACAAATCCACTCCCAGGCTTTCGGCAGGTCTCTACAAGTTACTTTCTTGATAATATATCCAACCTCCTCCAGCTCATCCGGATGAACATCCAATATCACGGCATCGTGAATCTGACCGATCAACCGGGATTTGTAATTCCCAACCAGAATCTTGTCGAGCTGGATAAAGGACCAGAGCAAGCAATGGAAAGCAGCCCCCTGCACCGGGTAGTTAATGACTTCATTCTTCTTCATAATACCAGAACATCGAAATCCGGTATACATATCAATAAAGCCTTTTTTCTGGTATGCTTCTACCCATGTATCTTTCCATTTCTGATAGACCCGGAACCGCCTGCCCCAGAAATCCTTCTCGATCTTTTTCATATGATCTTCAAAATCCTGATAAGACTTGATCCCTTTTGAAATCATATGATCAGATAGCTTGAGGTCTCCTGGCATATCAGGTCCGGTTCCAGGCTTCCATCTTCCCAGCGGTAAATGAAGCCAGCTATTACAGAATCCCTGCGCATTGTTGGCGTAATAGTCCCCATAGAACTGCGGAAATACAAAGCTATTCTTGGTCGCTCCTCTCAGGTACTTATGTTCCGGATGCTTCTTCTTGTCGAAATCATCAATACAGAATATCTGTGCAGCCATATCACCATGCATATCAGAATCCGGATCTTTCAAGTATTTCATCATGGTTGGGTCTTTATGGTAACAGGCAGCTATCGAAACTTCCAAACCCGAAAAATCGACCTCAATTAACTGATGACCTTCTCTGGGAAAGATAGCCCGTCGGCAGATGTTCATGGCTTCCTTGTCCCGTTTGGGAATGTTCTGGAAGTTAGGGTCTGAACTGCTGGATCGGAATGTTCTGACAGTATGCAGATTGAAGAACGGATGCAACCAGCCGTTGACCTGCTCCCGGACAAAGGCATCCAGGTAAGTATCCCGGACCTTTCTCAGTTTCCTGATCCGCAGGATGTCTTTCAGCTCCGGTAGATCTATCTGGGACAGGGTATCTTCATCTGTAGAACCTTTGCCAGATTTGGTTTCCTTTGGGGGCTTGATTCCCATCACATCGTACAGGATTTTGCCCAACTGATCATTGGAATCCATGTTGAAGTTCTGGCGGTTGATCTTTTTCCACTGCTTGACCAGATCCGTCTTGCTCAGGTTGTCCTCGATCCTGGCAATCTTCCTGGTCAGGCGGGCTTTTTTCCTTTCGCAGTATTCCACGTCGATCCGCATCCCGGCTTGCTCAGCCCTGGCAAGGGCCAAAGAGCCCTCATGGATTAGTTTGTACGCGTCGAGTTGGGTAGGTTGAATATTCATATTATATTATACCTCAAATGCTGGGAGTTCATTAGAAAAATCAGAAGGGAGGGTACTAACCAGGATGATATCCCAGCCGGTCCATCTGGATCAATCCAAGCTGATGTTCATACAAGGCGTCCAAGGCGCAGTAGGTCATCAGTTCTTTTCCGCCATCCCGCTCAACCAACTCAAATATCCGGTTAATCGCATTGCTGCTCTTGGGATCTTCCCCCGCTGCCCGGCCAGACAAGAATGGACTGATATGACTGTCGTAATCCACTACTCCCAAATGAACGTATGCCTGGAATTTCAGATTGGTTATCCCTGGCCGGTTATCCAGCACATGAGCCGCCTGCATCGTATCCCAGATCCAAGGATTGGTTTCTACTCCCAGCTTGATCATGGACCAGACATGCTCAAACTTCATATTCGCCGCAGCCTTCCCAATCATAGGGGAAGACAGAAATCCAGCCAAGGCTTGCTTTTGGATCTTGGTTTTGGGTCCCATGAACACAAACGCTTGATGTGGATCTGGAGCAATGGCGGTACAAACAATCCGGTGTCCTCTGGCATGAGGTTTGATCCCTGTGGTTTCGTAGTCGATGTACGCGATTTCTCCCGCGTATATATCGGGAAAGGAATCCAGTAGAGGCTTGACCGCTCCCGGCGCTACGAACTCAATATTTTGCCTGTCATCCTGGAAATCCGGGAACTTCTTATCCAGACAAAGCAAGGCTTCGCCAATATCCTTTTCCCAGATGGTCTCCACTTCCTGCTGGCCCTGGGACCGCTCTACAAAGCTGGGATGGAATACCGGACAGACCCATGCCCTCAGATCTCTGTCCGGTATTTGCCATCCCCGCCACTTAGTGATCCCTCCCAGATCCTTTTTCCATCGATCCCCAATCACCGATGAAATGGCAGCATTTCCAAACAGGACAATTACATGAGGCTGGTATTCTTCAATCACAGTCCGGACTGACTGCCGGCAGCAAGCGATTTCATAATCAGTCGGGGTCCTGTTTTTAGCTGGACGGCAGTTCACGGCATTGATATTGACGCAGTCTTCGAACAGATTAATTCCAAATCGACGATACATCCGCTGGAGACTGCGTCCAACCTTGCCTTGCCATTGCCTTCCCTTCCGATCCTCTGTTTCACCTGGGGCTTCTCCGATATTCAGGATTCGTTTCTTGCCATTTCCGAACGCCTTCATCTTTGGGCTCAGGCAGTTCTGGTACAGCCCGCAGGATGCACAGGAGTAGACTTTTCCATCCGGACGGGATTTACTTTTGGTCTGCTCAAGATCAAAGAAACCCATATCATTCGTCCTCAAATATGATCTTTTTTCCGAGTTTCTCAGCAAGAAGTTTTTCATCTATGCTTCCATGAGACAATAACCATCCCGGCAGCATAACCACAACATCAGATACTGACAGCAATTTCTGTGCCCCCTTCAACCAAATATGATCAGGCAATAAGCCGTCCAGCAGGGCAGTATTCTTATGGGGACAAATCACGCAATATCCCAGTTCCCAATATTTCTTTGCATATTTCTCCGCAATCCGGATATTTTCCACAATTCTATGAATGGTTTCAGCCCGGTACGGGCCACAAATGAATGCAATTTTCATGTTATCCATATATCAACCCCCTTCCTGTTCTTTTTGCACGTTTCAGGTTATTCAGCATGGTCTGATAATAGCTTTGCTTCAATTCCACGCCAATAAATTTCCGGTTCATCTTGATAGATTCAAACCCC